GGCTCGCTTCCCGCTCCCGCGGGCGGAGCCGCGGTCGCCGGCGGCGCCGCCTTCGTCTCCCGCTGGAGCTGCGTGAAAACCGATAGTATGGAGAGGCGCTGCGGGTCCGTCAGCCGCTCGTGGACCTCCGCGGGGGCGCGGAGGATGATGCGGCACATCCCGTCGAGCAGGCGCGTGAGGTCCTCCACCTGCGCGTCGGTGAGGTCCTCCCCCTGCTCCATCATCTTCTGCACGCGCTCCCCCTGTCGGGCGATGCGGTGGTAGTCGAGGATGGACAACTCGCCGGGGTTGATCAGGTCGTACTGGGTCCCGCCGTAGGGCTCATCCGCGCGCGTCCGTATGCGTACGGTCTTGTGCTCGACCATCGTGTCGAGCGTGAGCACGGGTCCCGCGGTCTTCGTCTCGGCCATGAGGTTCCTCCTCCTCTTCGCCTACGACAACCAGCTTGATTCCAAAGCGAGCGCACTCCTCCGCGAGGCGACGGCGAGCCTGGCGGAGGAGCGCGCGGTTGAGGCGGACCGCGCGCTTGCGCGCGGCCACCTCCTCCTCGAGCGCCCGCACGGAAGCGGGGCGCTCGAGCATGTTAGCTCGGGTTGGCGTTCTGCGTCACGAGCCGGCCGAACCGCTCCGCGGGCGTTGCGGCGGCGGGGTTCTCCAGCGCTTCGAACTGGAGCATCAGGCCCGCCGGCTCACCCTTCACGTAGACGACCTCGGGCTCGCCGGTCTGCACCGCGATGGGCACCTCGTACTGCGAGCCCCAGCCGGTCCCGTACGAGGACGCGTCGGCGCCCTTCACGAGCAGGGCGCGCTGCGGCACGTCCAGGCCGCGCGACAGGCCGAGCTTCTTCACGCCCGCGGTGCCGGAGCCGGCGGCCACGGTGGTGACCGTGTTGTAGTTCATGGCCAGCGCGTACTGCTCCAGGGTGAGGTCGTGGAGGGTCATCGAGATGACCAGCTCCTCCTCCGTGCGGAACGCCTTGCGCGGGCCGGCGCTCCCGAGGGCGCGGAACTTCTCCACGGTCTGCGGGTGCGAGACCGTGACCCCGTCCTCGCTGTAGTTCAGGTCGCCGCTGGTCCCGACCTTGGTCCAGCTCACGCCGGGGGTCTGGCTGATGTCGGGGAACGCGGTGCCGGTCGGCGCCACCCAGAGGGTGAACGGAGCGGCAACGATCTCGTAAGGGGCCTGGCTCATGGGGTCATTACCTCCGCGAGAGGGCGAACTTGATCTCGCTCCTCAGATTCGTCGTCAGTGCCTCCTGCGCGCGCGCGGCGCCCAGCGGCAGGAACTTCTCGAAGACCTTCGCAAGGGACGGACCGCGCAGCTCGACGACGGGCAGCCGCGCCTTCGTGACCCTCTTGAACACGCCGCGGTGCCCGGAGCGCATCGTCGCGATGAAAGCCGTCTCCGCGCGACCGCGCCCGCCGGGGAGCCGGTACGAAACGCCGCGCCCCTTCCCGCGGGAGGGCTCCGGACCCCGCGCCTTGAACGCGATCAGCGGGATGCGTCGTCCCTGCACCTCGAGCTGTACGCCGGAGTCCCCCACGACGTTGACTTTGATCTCGTCCCGGATCTGCTTCTGAGGCAGCCCGGTGTCCTCCGCGATGGCCTTCACCATCACGGAGCGCCCGCTGTTTCCCGCGCGGAGTAGCGCGCGCCGGATGGCGAAGGGGAACTTCTGGCGGATGTTCTTGATCCCCGCCCTCACGTCCCCGTCGTCCAGGCGCACGGTGTACCTCACGGACGTCCCCAGTCCTCCGCGTACATGAGCCGGTACTCCACGGTGGCGCCCACGTACTGGCTGCCGTCCTCCCGCGGGAAGGGCCGGGTCTTCCCCCGCTCGAGCCCGCGCCGGATCAGCGTGTGGTTCAGGTCGTGGTCCTTCTCGACCGCCGTCTTGATGTCTGCGATGACCGCCTCGGTCGTGGCACGTGGGTCCGACGCGTCCGCACGGACGATGGCCTGGACCTCCACGGGGAGGGTCTCGACCACGCGCTCGCCCTGGTGGCCGACCTCCGTCTCCTTCACGACCACCGCCAGGGATGCCTCCGGGTCCGCCTCTCCCAGAACGGGGTTCTCGCCGATGTAGATGCGGGAGCCCGCGTCCGTCTGGTAGCCGTTGTCCTTCCGGATCATCTCGAGCCGGGCGAGGAACACGTCGAGAGCGTCTTGCCGCGTGGAGCTCACGCGGGCACCACGATGGCCCGGTAGTGGTCGACGTCGAACCGGTCCGCCGCGTCCACCTTCCAGTTCTTCACGGCGCCTCCCTCCTCCTCGGGCACTGCGATCACGGTCTCTCGCGGAACCTGCGCCACGGCCGACTTCGGTATGACCAGGACGCGCAGCTGCTCAGCGCGCTGGTGTTCCCGCCCGGATGGGCGCTGCTCCGTCACCGACGGCAGCCAGAAGACTGTCGTCGGGACGGAGGCCCCTCCGGGCGGGGTCACGGTTGCGTCGAGACCGAACGCGCCGAGCGCCGACTCGATGCTCGGACGAAGATCGGTCACGGCGTTAGTTCAGCGTGAGCTTGATGACCGCGCGCGGGCGCACGCACAGCGCCAGCGGGTTGCTCTGGGTGTGCACCTTCACCCAGCGGTTCAGCTCCTGGTCCCGCACGATCTTCGCGTAGAGCGGCAGGCCGATCGTGTTGACCGTCTCCTCGAAGTCGGCCGGCGCGAAGTAGGTCCGGAAGATGGACGACCCCTCCGGGACCAGGTACGCCTCGGCGTCGGGCACGTAAGGGGTTCCCGCGTTCGACCCGCGGTACTCCTCCCAGCGCACGCCGAACGCCTCGAACCCGCGCACGCCGGTGGGCTGGCTCAGCAGCTCGTCATTCCGGGCGCCGTGCTTGCGGACCTCGACGAACGACGCGTCCGCGCGCAGGTCGTCGAAGAACGTCTTGCCGCAGTAGGCGCGCCAGCCGGTGATCGGCTCCGCGCCCAGCTCGTCCTCCGCCTTGCGCTGCGCGGCGGTGACGTCCTTGAGCAGCTTGCCCTTCTGGTCCGTGGTCGCGTCCACGTCCAGCGTCTGCGTCTGCTGCGAGACGCCGAACTCGGTGAACAGGTTCACCAGGGTGGAGCCGTCCGCGTCCTTGACGATGCCCTGGACCGCGTTCACGCGCATCCACTCCAGCGTGACCTCGTGCATGGCGCGCAGCTCCGCGAGCCGCTCGTCGAGGATCGCCTGGACACCGGCGGTGTTGTCCTCGCTCCCGAACGCGCGGACCCCCTGGACCTCGTCGGCCAGGATCGTGTACTCCCGCTCGAAGTGCGGGACCACGAACGAGCGCAGCTTCCGCTTGGAGTTGCCCAGGCGGGAGCCCACGCCACCGCGCGGCGAGGACTGGATCAGCGACAGCTGACCGTCCTTCTCCTCGATCGCGATCTGCGTGGTCCGGATGCCGCGCTCCTGGAACAGACCGGCGCGGCCGATCTGTCCGGGCTTGTACGGCGCCTTGTTGATGGCCTCGACGAGCGACGTGAGGTTGAACGCGTCGCTCTTGAAGACGTCGAGCATGTGGTCTCTCCCTTTCCTTGGTTGCCCGGTGCCTTACGCCCGGACGATGATGCCGAGCGGGGCCAGGAACTTGTCCGCCGCGATGTCCTTCTGCGCCTGCGTCGCGCCGGAGAACCACTGCAGGTCTCCCGCGCGGACCTCCGCGGAGCGAGCGATCAGCACGCCCGGCTTGTCCGCGCCGGTCGCGTCCACCGCGGCGTAGAGCACACCCCAGGCGCGCTGCCCGCCGTCGGCGTCGGCGACGTCGTACTCCTTGTACTTGTACGTCCCGGCGCTCACCTCGACGGTGAACGCGTCGCCGGCCACGAAGTCGGTGGCGCCGTCCGCCAGGGTGAACTGGATCTCGTTGTCGAACAGGGTGGCGACCACGCCGTCCCCGACCACCTGCCCGTCGGGTCCGATCACCTCGAACGTGCCGACGTTGGCGCCGGGCTCGGTGATGACCACGCGGTACGTGCCGCGCCGCGCGCCGTTGTTCGTGCCCATCGTCACGGCGCCGGGGGTGCCGTTGCCGGTGTTGGTGCCGAGCGCGGTCATGGTGCCGAACGTCGGCGAGACCAGCCGGCGTCCGACCACGTGGCCCGCCTTCAGGACCTCGCCGCTGAGCACGGTGATGTTCTCACGGGACTGCGAGCCGTTCGCCTCGGACTCGATGAACTCCCCCGTGTACTGCCCTTCGGTCAGGACCGCCATATCTTCTCCTCCGTCAGCGCTGCGCCGTGCGCGCGCTGTAGATGTTCTTCGGGTTCAGGTTCGCCTTGCGCTTCGCGCCGCCGCTGGACACGTCCGGGTTGAGACCCGCGTCCAGCTCGACGCGGTCCACCAGCGCTGTCACCTTGGCGATGA